CAGCAAGACGAAATCAAATTCGCCATAAAAGACCAGATGAAAGCGCTTGGCGTTAAGTCTGTTCGCACTGATCTGGGCACAATAACGCTGACCACCAAGACGCGCTACAACACCCAAGACTGGGACTCGTTCAAGGACTTTGTTCTTGAGCACAAGATGGTTGACTTGCTGGAGAAGCGCATTGCGCAGACCAACATGGCTACTTTTCTTGCCGAGAACCCTACCATCGTTCCCCCCGGACTCAACTCAACAACTGAGTTCGACATCACTGTAACCAAACCACGTTAACCAAGGAAATCAAATGAGCAACCTAGCCATTTTTGGCGGCGCAGCCGTCCCCGCATTCGCTCGCAACAACGAGCTTTCTGAAACAGCCAAGGCCCTGATGGGCGGCGCAGGCGGCGTAAGCACCAAGCGCATCAGCATCAAGGGTGGTGTGTTCCGCCTAGTCGCTGGCGGCAAAGAGGTGGCGTCCATCGACGACCGCCACTTGGATGTGATCGTAGTCAAGGCAGCGCCCAAGGTCAGCCGCGTGTTCTACGCCAAGTCCTACGATGCCGAAGCCATTAGCGGCCCTGACTGCTGGAGCAACGATGGCGAGAAGCCTGACAATGCTGTGGCCAACAAGCAAGCGACCACCTGCATGACCTGCCAACAGAACGTAGCGGGTTCGGGCCAAGGCAATAGCCGCGCCTGCCGTTACCAACAGCGCTTGGCCGTGGTGCTGGCCAACAACCCCGAAGGCGATGTGCTCCAGTTGACGTTGCCTGCCACGTCAGTTTTCGGTAAGGAAGAGGGCGACAAGCGTCCGTTGCAGGCCTTCGTGCGCTACTTGGCGGTGCAAAACCCCCCGATCAACCCCGAGCAGATCGTGACCCGCATGAAGTTCGACACCAAGGCCGAGAGTCCCAAGCTGTTCTTCCAACCCATGCGCTGGCTGACCGATGACGAGTACGCCGCTGTCAAGACGCAGGCTGAGTCGGAGGATGCCAAGCGCGCCGTGGTGATGACCGTGGCCCAAAGTGATGGTGTAAAGTCAACCCCGCTGAAACTGGAAGGCAAGCCACTTGCCGCTCCCGCCGAAGAGGAAGAAGCCCCAGCCCCCAAGGCTAAGGCCAAAGCCAAGCCTGCCCCCGTGGAGGCCGAAGAGGACGCCGAGCCAGAAGTACGCAAGACCCCAGCCAAGACCAATGCCGTGCCTGCTGCCAAAAGCAATTTGGCCAGCATCGTGTCTGATTGGGACGACGAGTAATTAATTCGGGGGGAAAGCGGATGCTGTGTGAACTGCGTAGCGGAACACTAGACGCAGCGAGTACCCCCACCTAATACTATGGCCTATTCACAAAGTACCAAAGACTTGATAGCGCAAGCTCCGCGCACTCCGGGCAACACGCTTGGGCGCTGGGCCGTGCACCTTGAGTTTCCCGTGACTAAGATTGCCTACGCCTTGGGCGTAACGCGTCAGACAGTCTATAACTGGTTTGCTGGTAAGGAAGTTTTTGTCGCGTACCAACAGCGCGTCGAGTTTCTTATCAACATTATGTCAACATCACAAACTGCCGACGAGGCATGGAAAAGAATATGCACAGCCTACAACCTCAAACCCTGACCAACGACGAACTGGAGCGTTTGATTTATATCACCAAGCCCAACGAATTATCTGACCAGTGGGTAGCTGAACTTCTGCGCCGTACGCAAAGTGATTGGACAGCCCAACGTACGCACAACCCTGACCAATTAGAACTCGACTTCTCTTAAACCATTTCCCAAGGATACCTATGGAACCGCTTGAGTTTCTAGCGGAGGTACTGCCGCCCCCCGGAAATGGTAAGTACTGTGTTGTTGAACTAACAAAGAAAAAGGAGCATTTTTATGTAGACACGCTGGAGCAAGCGCTCCCAAAGATAGACGCATGGAAGCAGCAGGGGCTGGACGTCTACTTTGCGCTGGGGACTTTCGGGGATTTGAAGCGCCGCATTGCAACCAATGTGCGGATGGTTCGCTGCATAGCAGTGGACGTGGACTGCAACCACCCCAAGGATATCCCCGACCCTTTGACGGGTGTCATTTCCCCCAAGGCGTATCCATCGGCCAAAGTGGCTGCTCACGCAATCATGCAGTTTGCCGAAGAGGTTGGGCTGTCAGGGTTGGGCAACCCTTGGTTGGTGGCTTCGGGCGGCGGCGTGCACGCATACTGGCCGTTCAAAGAGGCCGTAGACATCAACGAGTGGAAGCCTGTGGCCGAGGGGTTCAAGCGTCTGTGCTTTCAAAAGAAGCTGGACATTGACCAAACGATCACGGCTGACGCGTCGAGGGTGCTGCGAGTCCTTGATACCGTGAACAACGGTATCAAGGGTTCCAAAAAGGTACGCGAAGTCACTGACGTTAAATTCAAAAACGCAGGCGACCACTTTGACTTTGAAGACATCCGAGCGCTGGTTGAGCGCAACCTGATCGGCACGGCCTACGAGGTCAAAGCCCCCAAGGGCGGAGATGGCGGAACATCACTGGCGCTGCCGGGCAAGAGGCCAAGCGGCGATGCCACCACGGTTAAGCTGTTTGAAAATACTTCAACCAAGTTTGAAAATATTTACAGGGCCACCAAGGCTGGCCGAGGCTGCGACCAGCTTCGATACTACGCTGAGCATGCGTCTGAGGATGGCATGGAGCCCCTGTGGCGGGCGCACCTGAGCATCGCCCAAAAGTGTGATGACGGCCCCAAGGCGGCAATATGGTTGAGCAAGATGCATCCGTACGACGAAGACCGGATGAACACCAAGCTGGCCGAGATCAAAGGCCCGTACCCCTGTACCAAATTTGACTCAGAGAATCCCGGCGTGTGTACACAATGTATACACTGGGGCAAGATCACCAACCCACTGGCGCTGGGCAGAGAAACGGCAATAAGTACTGAAGCCAAGGTGGTTGACATCCCCCAAGATAGTGGCCCAACATCCAAAATCCTACGCCCCGAGCCTCCACGCGGGTATGCCTACGGCCAACACGGCGGTGTGTTCATGGAGCGTGATGACGAGGATGCCGACGGCAACAAGACCAAGCGCCATATCATGCTGCTGCCGTTCGATTTATTCCCGCTGGACATTCTGAACATTAACGGCGAGCACACCATTTACATGGTGGCGCTGCGCAAAAGCGGAGCGCAGGAGGTAACCCTCCCCCAACGGGCCGTCGTCAGTAAAGACGACACTTTGAAGAGCTTGGCCACGCAGAACATCATTGCCGCCTTCGGGTCAGGCAATGACAAAAACCTGTTCGACTACGTGCGGGCAGCGGTGGAAAAGCTCAGCAGTGAGCGTGCCCCCTTGGATGTGCCTGACCACTATGGGTGGCAGAGCGATGGCAGTTTTGTCCATGCTGGCATGGTGTACAAGGCCAACGAGGAACCCAACAAAATCCCGTTGCCGGGGTTGGAGAACATCGTCAGCAACACGCAGATCACAGGCACGTTGGAGAACTGGCTCAAGTTTATAGAGCTACTCGTGGCCCGCAAACTGTGGGATCAACTGGCTGTTATTTTCCTTGGCGCTGGCGCTCCTCTGATGCGCTTTACGGGGTTATACGGGCTGACTATCCACTGCTGCTCCACCGAGTCCGGCACAGGTAAGTCACTGGCGCTGGACGGCGCGGCTTCGATATGGGGGCATCCAACGCATTACCGCACTGGCTCGGGTACTTCTCCTGTTGCAATGCAGCATCGCCTTGGCCTGCTGCACAGCATGCCGATGATTACGGACGAGATCACAACCACCAACCACAAGGACTTCGAGTGGTTCCCCGGAATGACCATGACCGTCAGCGAAGGCCGGGGCAAGGAGCGTATGGAGTCGGGCACCAACAAAGAGCGCTTGAATCTTTCCACATGGGCCACCTTTGCTCTGCTGTCGTCGAACACCCATGCCGTGGACTACATGACCGGAGCCCGCAAGCACTCATCAGAGGGCGAGTTGCGCCGTGTGTTGGAGTGGATCATGGACGAGAAGCTGACGTGGAGCCCCGAGGAAATTGAAGTCATCAAGTCCTTGCAGGAAAACTACGCCGTGGCGGGTGCTGTGTGGGCGCAATACATGGTGGACAACGTGGAAGCGGTCAAAAAAATGACCAAAGAAACCGTTACCCAGATGTACAAGGTCTATACCGCACCCAATGATGAGCGTTTCTGGATGGCTGGCGTAGGCTGCGCGGTGACCGCAGCGGTGTGTTTCGGCAATAAGTACGCTGGCATAGTTGACATACCTGTGGAACCTCTGCTAGAGAGCTACCGCCGCAGTATCAACACGATACGCACTGCTATGAAAACAGGCAAGCGCAATGCGGAGGACATACTCAACGGCTTCATACAGGAGCACTATGGCAAGTTTGTCATCGTGCATTTTGGCGACAAGGCTGGGCCTATGGCGCGGCTGGGGGACAGCACCGCAGTGGACAAGAACACGACCCGAGCGCAGATCATGGGGCGCATTGAGCATGGCCTGACGGTGGGGTACGTGGACTTTTACATCGAGGAGCGCATACTCAAGTCGTACTGTTCCAACCACAGCTTTGGCTACGCCACACTCAAGACCCACCTTGAGAAGCAGTTTGTGGTGTCGTACATAGGCAAGAAGGACATGATGGCAAAGACCAACGGCCCACCAATGCGCGTAGGCGTCATCAAGATTTCGCGCGAAGAAGACCAGCTTGACGAAGAAATTAAAAATCCGTTGGCCTTGGGCCAAAGTTGAAAAGGGTCAGGGATTTTTTGTCCCTACCCTTGACCCCGAGTCCCTCCGCGTGGAGGGACTCGATAAGGCTTTGGAGTGCCGGATTTTCAACGCGCAGTGCGTTGTGTGCGTCAAGAACGGTCGGTTCGGTCTTTGGTTTTTTCGTAGACCGCCATCGAACCACGGGCAATCTTTGTCTTTATCTGATCCAACTTCTCCAGCAACTCATCCTTACGCTCAGTAGACAGCGTGGGTGAAGCGCGGACAATGCGTTCTTGTTTGGCAAGCTCTCCGAGTTGTTTCTGCACCGCGCCCGATACCGATACTAGGGACATCTCACCGATGTGGTCTTGTATGAAAGAGCGAGCCTCTGCGGTCTTGCCCTTGGCAACCATGTCATCAAACGTGCCCTTAACCTGCTGGACGTACTCCATTTGGTTGTAGGCTTCGTCCAGCGTGCCCCGGCCCTGCACGGGCTGGAACAGACCGCCGATGAATGGCTCCTTGCTCAAGGGCTTGGTGGGCTGCGCCACACTGGCAGGCAGTTCCGTATTGAGCAGCGGGTTGGCCATCTGCACCAAGGCAATACCCAAGCCGCCCGTGTAACCCCGGATGAGGTAATCAAGGCTGATTGCCGACACACCTTCGCGCCCAGTGAGCTTGCGGATTTCTTCATTGCCGGTCAGTTGGGCCATCAGCTTGGCTACTTCAGTGGTGGTATCCCGTGCACGCTCAGCGGGTAGAATTTTCTTCTCACGGGCCGATTCGATGTCACCGCCAAAGAACGATTTACCCAACGCCACTTCAGTCACAGGCTTGATTGCCGCAGGCAGTTGGAACGGATTGGATTGGTCAATCAGCGTCAGCATACCGCCAACTGCCGTCTTGGCTTTCTCGTCCCCAGCAGCTAGGTTGAACACCGCCTCCGGCAAAGATTTGAACAGGTAGCCGAGTTCAAACGGAACCGGGATTTTGAGTGGTTCTTTGGAGCCGGGAACATACACAAACCAGTTGCCGTAGCGCTCTTCTGGTTTGGCGCGTTTGTACGCTTCGTCGTCTTGCATCATGGCAGCGTAGGCCAGCGTACCTGCGGCAAGCATTAACCCACGGACTGCCATTTTCTCGCGGATTTTCAACTGCTCGCTGTAAGGCATCTCGCCTTTGAACGCCCGGTACAACACATCCAGACCTTGAATCTGGGCGTTGAAGAACGGGATCATGGTGTTGAGCCACTGGATGCTGGGGGATACACCACGGCGGTTGAAGTTCATGGACTCCAACGTGCGCAGCAGCGCTGCCTGCTCGGACATCCCCTTGTCCAGCGAGTCTTTGTATATCACCGCACGGGTTGCAGCGTCACCTTGTAAAGCAAACGCATCAGCCTTAGCCATCAGTTTTGACCAACCTGATCTACCAGTACTGATTTCCTTGAGGAACTTGGACATGTCCCGCTGGTCGCCAGTAAAGACATTGCTGCTGATAGCGCCAGTTGCCATCAGTTTGTTTTCGGCTTCGCTGCGTCCGGCCACCATGCTGGCCAACTCTTTCATGGACGACAGAACAGGCGTTGCATCCGTACCGGTAGTCAGCCATGCGGTCATTGGATCACGGATAACTTGGCGCACGGCGTAGGCAGGGTTGCGTACAACAAAATTACGCAGCAGCGTAGCGGGTACACCCATCATCTGCACAATTGCTGGCATAGATGTCTTGATACCTTCCATACCCTTGACGATCAAATCAGCAGGAATGCCATATAGGTCGGTGTCAACAACCGCAAAATGGGGAACGCCTTTAACATTGAACCGAATAGTGTCAGCGCTAGTTGGCCCAACGCCCTTACTTAACACGCTGGCAACACCCATCTTGTGCAGCAAAAATGCAGACTCTTGCACAGACTTATTGCGCAGCGCCATGTCCGTAAGCATGAATGTGTTTTGCACCGCACTGGTAAAAATAGGTAGGATTTGTTTGTTGTCCCCCACCAGTGCGTGCAACTGTGGCTCGTCCTTGATGTTGCCAATACGAATTGAGTGCTCTTTATCAATGACCAACTCAACATTGTTGTTGCTGTTCACACGATAGAAAGGGATGTACGGCGTGCGCTTTAACTCGTCTGCGCGCTCTTTAGTAAAGTAACCGGCCTGCGTTGCAAAGTCCAGCAAACCGTCGTTGTACTCTTTGTAAATGCGCGCAGCCTCTTTGACCGCATCCATCTTCTCTGGGCTGGCCCGCAGCATGGCCATGATTTGGGCATACTCTTGCCGAATTTTGGCGGGGTCTTCGTAGTTGAGTTTTTCCCAACCAACAACATCTGCACGCAGCCCTGCTACATACGCAGTCAAAACAGCTTCGGCTTCGGTATCGTTTTTAAACTTACCTTTTTCCAACGCCTTTGCCGCATCCAACATGTTGGGGCCTTTGACGCTTTCATAAACGTACCCGCCGCCTTCACCTTCACGGATTCGAATGTTGCCGTTGGTCAGCGCTTGACCTGCAAGCTGGCTGCGGTTTTGCCCAAAGCGCAAGAAGTACTCGGCATTTTGGGCTTCAAGACTATTGAGTACTTTCTTATCCACACCTTTTTTCAGTGCTTCGGACAAGGCGGCGTATTGGTCAACAAACTGCACACGCCCGGTAAGGCCCATGATGTTGCCAAGCAGCTTGTCCTTGGTGCTGATTTCCTTGGCAATAAATGAAGCGCCAAATGCCGTGGGTTCTTGCTTTGTGCGGAACAACGACTCACCCTCGGGGTTTTTATACACACCCACGTTTTGGTACTCTTGGGGCCGCGTGCCTTCAATAACGTAGCGGTTTGCGTTGGCCACGATTTGCCGCACAGCGTCATCGCCGATAACTTGACCACGAAACATCTTATTGAAGAAGGTCTTAATCGCATCAAAGACTTTGCGCAAAGCGCTGCGCTCGGCTGCATTTGGCGTGGGTGTTTCTGCCATCTCGGCCAGCACTTCTTCCACTGCAACATTCTGGCTCAGGTTTTTGCTTTGCTTTAACTTGGCATTAGTGGCATCGCGCACAGCGGCATTGCCGTTGTACAAGTCGTTCATTGTCTGGTTGTAACGGTCACCCATCATTTCACGCAAACCAAAGTGGCCTGCAATCTCATGAGCTACGGTAGCCGCGACATCCTCAGCGGTGTGCATTTGGTCGCCAACAATGTAGACCGTTTTTGCATCAGGGTCGTAAACGCCGGGGACTTTGTTTTCTACACCGTCCTTGATCGCTTGCTTTTTAATATGGTCGGGCAACGCCTCAAAGTCGCGGGCAAACACAATGTTGGGCACAATTTTCCAACTGTCAGTAATACGGGAGATCAGGCGCTTGACTTCTTCCTCGCGCATCGCAGGGCCAGTACTCTCGCTGACGCGGTACACCGGGCCTTCTTTCTCAGACGCAATACCTTCTTCAAAGTCTTTAAACAACTGCCTGCCAAGTTCCCTTGGTGCACGGCGCACAGTGCGGGTTTCCTGCGCGGTGCGCTTGCTTTTAATCTCTTGTTTACCCGCGCTCTCCAAAGACACGCGCATATCTTCAATACGCTGTTTCAGTGTCTCTTTGTATTCCGGTGATTGGCGACCGAGCTTCTTTGCGTTCTCGCCCAATTGTTTAACCGAGCTTGCCTTATACTCCGCAACTTGCTTGTCGTCTGGGCCGTACTTGTCGCGCAACGCATTAAGGCGTTGCTGCACTTCTTTAAGCTGCGCACGATACTCAGGGTGCTCTTGGCCAAGCAAAACGGCCAAGTCTTTAAAGTCCTTGGAGTTCTCTACTTCGTACTTGATGTCACCAGCGTTGATGCGCGCTGCGCGTTTAGCTTCAGGGGATGGCCCGGCTTCGCCAGCTTCACGCACCATACGCGCGCTTTCGGCGGCTTTCTCGGCACGGATAGAAACAGCGGACGGTGCGGGTTCAACTGCACGAAACGCTCTATGCAAATCAAAAATTTCTTTTTTTGCTGGTTCAATGACTGTATTTACAAGCCTATCGTACGTCGTGGCCAGTGTGTTCATGCGCTTTAAAGCACCTGTTTTTTGACGTGGCGTTGACTC